AAGTAAAAGGCATATAAAAGCAGATATAACACAACTTTTTGCCATGTAGTTAGATAGGTGTTTATTTCATACTTAACTTCTTTGTTGTATATCTCCCGTTGTAGTGCTCTAAAATTGAATCTAATGCCTAAAAAAACCACAAAGTTGGCAACAACCATAACCATTGCAGCAAGCACAACGTACTGGATGTATTCCGTGCTAATAAGCGCATCACCAAAATAGGCAACGGATAGTGTACCCGATATAGCAAACACTAAAAATGCAAGCGGTATAGACCAAAAGCCATCGAATAACTCGAGCTTGTAGCGTATACCTTTAAGATTAACCTTATTTGGTTTTGGATTTGTCTGTTTCTTTGCTGCCATTGGCTCGTAGTTTTAATGATAGTTCACGCTCATACTTGCGCAAACGCTCAGTGTATTCTTGCTTTAGTGTTTTTTTATCACTCATGGTATACGATTAATGATATTACGTGAGTAAGTAGGACGGTAACTAGTTGCTGTATTGCCTGAACTGAATTGATAGTTGAGCGTATTAGTCACATCCGTACGCGGTGAACGGTCAGGCCATTGCGCAGTTGAGTATTCCGGGAACAAACTAGTGTTAGCACACAAGTAATCGACTAGCAAAGTGGTGTAATGCTCTGCATTTTGCCTTGCACGGTCTATCATATCCTTCATTACTGCATCCGATATAGGCACCGTGTCCTCACTTTGTCGTTGTACTAGCGTGCCGTTATCCATACGATAGCAAAGGTTTGGCGTAACATCCACCATAACCCACCAAAGCAGCATCTTTTGGATGTAATCTTCTAAGAGTGTTTGGTAGTTACCTGCAATAGTTCCCGCTGCTACATCAGTCTTAATCTTATTGAGCAAATCAGTTCCCAAAAAGGGAAGTAACCATTTATCCTGCGCCAAATAGATAGACGGATAAAGCAGATTAGGGTCAACACTACCATTAACCGTAGTGTATTTCTTTATGTAGTTCTCAGATATTAATAATACTTCAGCCATAGTTGTAATTATTGATTTCCGTAAATAGGATTAGTTGGTAAAAAGCCGCGATGAGGCATATCCTCGGGAAGCTGTGCTACATACTTAGGATTGCGCACCTTATATCCCATGCGTTCAGCTGTTGCCACCGCTACACGTGTTGCATCTGGATCATTAGGGTTAATCTTTGCGCCCTTTGCATCTACATATACACGCTTCTCCCAAAAATGGCGACAATTACCGCCGCCTTTCCAGTGCCATATATCGTAAGTATCCGCACCTTCAGGGCCCCATCCCGGATTAACCGCTACATTTTCCATTGATACTATATCTTCTTTGCGATATAGCTTCCCCGCTTCCATCATCTTCGCACAGAATGGGCGCATATTATCATGCCCAAAGCTACCTGCATAAACGTAACGAGTAATAAAGTACTTACCATCCACCACAGCATCTTGCTCACTCTTAGCAGCAGGGCGAGCAGCACCCGTGCGTACTGCAAACTCATGCTCAATTTCCTCATCTGCGTTGTAGCTATCTATCAATATCCATTCAGGATTCTCATCTTCACCTAATGCAATAAGCGCATCACCCACGGTAGAATCATCTACTTTTTTTTTTAACTCAACACTCGATTGAATTACTTCCGTAGGCTGCAAGCTACCTGGTAATACATCCGCGAAAATTGCATCCACAACAGCAACTGGTAATGTTGGGAACGCTGCACCCACAATCGCCTTTGCACTACTAACAGGAACTACACCCGCACTACTTTGCATCACAATATCAATAAGTGAACTAATCTGTGCACCGTTCAAAGCCGTAGCAGCAACATCCGTCGTAGTGCCTGTTGCGTCCGCATCGGTTACAACAGATGTTTGTTCTGCTACAAGTGGAGTATTAGGTATGATTTCAAAGTTCACACCCGGCATTTGATTGCTCAATAATTCCTCAATACTATTGTTTATCTTCTCTTGGTATGGCTCTATGACTTGCTTGTTAAATATCTCCAAGCCCGTAGCCATTTCATCTTTATTCGAACCAAATCCTGATGTTTCGCGAATACCAAACAGCAGCGGGGTAGTAACACGGTGTGCAGTTATTATCTTTTGCTGTGCGGTAGTATCCATTAATTGATACTGCTTGTCCGCATCGTTTACAGGGAATGGAGTAATTTCAGTTTTGGGTTGATCACGTTCGTTGAAGAACATCACCACCTTACCTGCATTACGTGCGCCACTCATCTTGTTTTCCCAGTCCATCATCATCTGTTGCTTCTGCTCAGGCGTTGCTTGCCCGTTGTAGAAGTTGATAATGGTAGAAGGGAAAAGACCGTTGCTTATTTGGTTGATATGGAATATCGAAATCTGTTTGTCGAGTTCAATGTAGTTAATTGCACTCCAGTAATCGGGGCGAGGGTAAGCCTGTGAGCCTGTATAAGTAAAGCACCAATAGATTTGACGTGGTTCTTCAGTACGTGTTAAATAGTTGTATTTGGGTATGAATTCGGGTGTGTTCTTTTTCTTGCGAATGTTTGACCAATCGTAGCTGTGGTAGATACCGATTTCTCTTTCGTCTTCTTGGCTGATTGCAATGCGACATTCTTCAAATGGAATTGCATTTAGCTTGCTAATTACCGTGCGGTCGTTACTCCAAATCACTTCGATAAAGAAACCACCAAACAACTTCAAGTCATGCGCACACGCATAAGTTAGTTCATCAATTTTAAGTGCATCTAATTCCGCTTGGTATTGCTCCGATTGTATGCCCTTACCTGCAATCATATCACCAATAGCCACAACTAGCGAACCATGTACAGGTGATTCGTGCGAAAGGTCACGAAGGTATTTAGGGAAGTCGTTTTGGTCACCGTAGTTAACCCACCCTTTGCGGTCTACTTTTTCAGCATCGGACTTAGCTACATATTCACTAAGCTTCAAGCTAACTATATTCGATTCTTTATGCTCCATAGATAATATCATTTGGAATTACATCGGTCGGTACATCAAAATAAGATGTGTTGTTAGTCAGCACAGCGTAACCACGCTCCACCAAACCAACAACAGCACCATTTGACGGATTAGTATTAATGGCACTATTTTGTCCGTATACTTCATATCGGTAACGTCCCGAACGTGTAAGACCAACCGTTGTAATTGTAAGTTGTGTAATACGTGTATTCTCATTAACAATAGTAGCAACCTGTGCTAAGTTAGTACCAGTAGTACTATTCTCTTCATGTGTTAGTACTATTAAATAGTGTGTGTATGCAGTGGCAAAATATTGCCTTGCCTCATCGAGCGAAAGGAACACTGTCTGATTCGCTGTATTTGTAATTAGATATATCATTCCTTTTTAAATTAAAAGGACAGGTCAAAGATAACCTGCCCTTTTTACAATACAACAAGAACACACAAAAACGGAAAACAAATCTTAGTAAGCAGGGCTTACAGTAATACCTGCGAAGTTATCGAATGGTACTGCAGTAAATGGCTCCAAGTGTACAGCTGGAGTCAATTCCTCAGCTGTTGCAGTTACTTGGTATCCCATCAAATCAGCCTTTTGAGCACCTGATTGTACAGTACCTGCAGTCAATTGTGCACCTTCACCGGCACCGAGCAATAAAATTTGGTCGTCATTCGTGCGAACAAATACTATCATCTTCGCCTTAGCTACATTTAAAAACTCGTTACGCATCTCTTGGTTCAACTTACCAAAAGTCCATTGAACTTCCTGTGAGAAAAACAAAGTACCAGTTTCCAAATTCTTCTGTACAGTCTCAATGTATGAACCTGAATTACGGAATGGGACGTAGCGATAGATAGTAGCAGTAGGCAAGCCGTCCACTTCTCCGTCAGGACCACCGTAAGTGATACCAGAAGTGAAGTCGTCGTAGTTAGCAATCAGTATTTCTTTAACACCTCCGATACCTTCAAGGCATCCGAGCGTAAATCCAGTAGTTAAATCACAAGCCATACTATATATTTTTTTATTAAGGGGGCAAGCCATAGCCCACCCCCATTTGATTAATTATTATCCCCAGTAGGTGATATCCTCAGCAACTGCAATCTGCGCTCCGAGGTAGAAACGTGCACCGTAACGTACGTTCTGTGAACCGTCAAGGTTCTGCATATCCAAAATAAACACTTCGTTCATTTGGTTTTCCTGCCATGTACCGAGCATCAGATTGCTCTTTTGTGCGAATACAAGGAAGTCAGCAGACATACCCGGACATACTGCGATTTCATACATACCTACGAAACGCTTATTTACTTCTGGTCCACCTGTCAAGTACCATCCGTTACCTGCAGCGATTTGTGCTTGCATGTAGTATTCCCATGCAGCTTGACCCATGTAGATAATTGGCTTTTCAGCAGCACCCTTAACGCCGTTTGTTGCGCCGTTGATCAAATCCCAAATAGCACCGATAATAGTTGTTTCATCGATTGTACCTGAACCTACGCTAACAGCAG